ACAACTGGGTCAAAGCGTACTTCATCGACCCGGCCCCGGCGGGTAAGCCGTTCACTGCCGACCGGACGAACATGGCGCTCATCGCCTCGGACTTCGGCATTGACCTGCCTGAGTCGGGCCCGGCGCTTGAGACGGTGACGCTCCACGGGCACTACTCGGAAAATCGGGCGCTCATGGATGCCCAGCCCGACTACCCGGCGCTCATCGCCGCGTCCGCAGCCAACCCGGAACAGGCCAAGGCGTGGCTCTCGGACGACTGGGACATCGTATCGGGCGGCATGTTCGACGACGTGTGGAACCGGGGCCGCCACGTGCTTCCGTGCTTCGACGTGCCCAAGGGCTGGCGGATCTTCCGCGCCTTCGACTGGGGGTCCACCAAGCCGTTCTCGGTCGGCTGGTGGGCGGAAGCCAACGGCGAGGCCGCGGTACTGCCCGGTGGCGTGTTCTGCCCGCCGCGCGGCTCCTTGATCCGAATTGCCGAGTGGTACGGGTGGGACGGGAAGACGCCGAACGTTGGGCTCCGCATGACGGACACGGACATCGGCAAGGGCATCGCCCAGCGCGAGACCGACATGGGGATACGTGCCCGGGTCGCCGCTGGCCCCGCTGATTCCTCGATCTTCTCGGCTGACCCCGGCCAGGTGTCGCCGGCGGATGCAATGCACCGGGTAGGCGTGGACTTCACGCCAGCGGACAAGTCCCCAGGCTCGCGTAAGCGTGGCTGGGAGGCCATGCGCCGGATGCTGACGGAGGCCACGAAGCCGCGCCCTGAATCGCCTGGCATGTGGGTCACGGAGAACTGTCGCCAATTCATTCGCACCATCCCAACACTGCCGCGCTCCGAGAAGGACCTGGACGACATCGACACCGACGCCGAGGACCACGTCGGTGACGAGACCAGGTATGCCATGGGGCCTCGCGCCCAAGCAACTGTGTCGTTCATGCGAGTGAGTGTATGAGGGGGACGGCACTTGGCGCGCGAGGGGTCACATGATCGGCGGGCCTGGACAGGTGGGGCCGCTTACGGGTTGGTGTCGTAAAACTACCGGACGCGTGCTTATGTGTGCTAGCATGAAGACGGCAGAGGCGGATGCCATTGACGAGCATGCGAGACATCTTGGAATCACCCGGGCAGGCTATATTCGCCGGGCGGTCCGACTGCTGATGGAATCCCGCGCAACTTCTACCTCCGGGCACGCCGGGCCACTTCCCACCAAGGCCCCTGACCGATGACCGACAACACCCAGGATCTGCCGAGCTACGTCCGCCCCGAGCTTGAGGCCGTGACGCCGCAACTCAACCTCATGGCCGACATCCTGGGTGGCACCCCGGCGATGCACGCCAAGGTCACCACGTACATCCGCAAGTGGACGGACGAGGAGCCGGCCGTCTACGCCATCCGCTCGAAGTGCGAGGAGGTGTACGAGGGTCTGTCCCGGGTGCTGTCCGCCGCGGTGGGCATGCTCTTCGCCCGGGCGCCGAAGATCGAGTGGAATCAGGGTGAGGCCGAGATCAAAGTCGATTGGGACAACATCGACGGCGCGGGCAACGCGGGCCACGTGTTCGTCAAGCGGTTCAGCGAGATGGCGGTCAGGGACGGTCTCGCGGCCATCGTGGTGGACCATGCGCCCCAACCCCAGGAGCCGGGTGTCATAGTGCACTCCGGCAACGAGGCCGCGCTAGGCCTCCAACCCCGTTGGTCCGCCTACTCGCGGCTGTCGTCGCTGTCGTGGTTCGTGGACGCCGAAGGAGGGCAATCCACGCTGACCCAGGTCGTATTCCACGAGCCGGGCGTGGCCCGCGCCGGCACCTACGGCGTGAAGAGCGTGGACCGCTACCGGGTGCTGCGCCTCGTGGACGGTCGGGCCTTGTGGACGCTGTACGAGCGCAAGGTGGAGACGGTGGCGCGCACCACCGTTACGCCCGAGGACTTCGCGGCCATCCGTGCCGGCTTATTCCGGAACCGCGCGGGCGTCGTCGCCGATTTCCTGCCCGTGGCGGTGGCATACACGGGCCGCTCCGACGCGCCGTTTACCGCCTCGATCCCGCTGCTCGGTGTCGCGTACAAGAACCTCGGGCACTGGCAGGCGAGCACGAACCTCACGTTCGGCTCGTCTGTGGCGTCCTACGCCCAGCCCGTCGTCATCGGTGACCTGGTGAACACCGACGCCTCGGGCGTGAGCAGGCCGACGCTCAAGCTCGGGCCGCTCGTGGTGGTGCATCTCCAGGTCCAGCCGAACGGTCCCGCGCCCGACTTCAAGTGGGCCGCGCCGCCGGTCGAGGCGTTCGCGCAACTGGAGAAGAACATCGAGGTGAAGGAGCGGCACATGGGCCAATTGGGCATGTCGTTCCTGTCGCCCCAGAAGCGCCAGCAGGAAACGGCAACGGCCGAGCGCCTTGACTCCACGGCGGAGAACGCCAGCCTCTCGACCGCCGCTCAAGGCATCGATGACGCGGTCAATCTCGCGTTCGAGTTCCATGCATGGTATCGTGGCATCCCGAAGGCTGGGGCGCCGGTATTTCAGATCAACCGCGACTTCGAGAGCCAGGCGATGGACGCCCAGACCATGGCCGTGTACGTCCAGGCCGTGAAGGATGCGGGCCTCCCGCCCCGACTGCTGCTCGAAGCGTGGCAGGCGGGCGGCAGGCTCCCGCCCGACGCGGACCTGGACGTTCTAGAAATGCAGATGCTGGGGTACACGGCGGTGGATGAGCAGAACCGGCAGGACATGGCGGCGCAACTTGTGGCCGTCTGAATTTCAACTGCGGGGGCACGCCCCGCGAGGGGGGGGAGGTGGTGGACACTTCGAAGATTGCGAGTCCGACGGTCAGCCCGACCCCGGTGCGCGAGGTACTGCGTCTGGTCAAGAAGGACCTCTGGACCATGGCTGGATATCTCGTCGTGGGCGCGTTCGTGTGGCTTGGTCTGGCGGCGGTGGTGGTGTACGCGACGGGCGCCAGTTGGGCTCTGATCCTCGCGGTGTTCGCGTCCCTCGACTGCGTAGGGCGCAACGCCGCCAAGAACTTCGCGCAGCACCTGGCCGAGCGGGGGGGGTGATGGTGAAGCCAGCGTTGACGCCGGAACAGTGGGCAAATTCGTACACGGACGAAGAGGGCGTGTGCGTGGACGGCAGGCTGTGGTTCGCGCACGGCGGTCCCGCCGAAAGCCTTCACGCCATCGGGGCGGTGTGCTTTTACGGAAAGCCATTCGGGTTCACGTGGGAGATGGTCGCCCTGCTACATGAGGCTGCTGACGCCGTTGCTGTATGTCGATCGGCATATCTGACCACGGGCGCACCAAAGCACGGCGAGGAGGGCCGGGCAGCCGTGACGGACATCGCCAACCTCATTGAATCACTGCTACCGCCGGAGGCGCCATGAACTACGCCGCCGATTCGGTGAACCAGGACGAGGAACGGCTGGCGGATATCCATGGTGAGCTGTGCCGTCAATTCGTGGACCGGGCCTACGCGGCCGGGCTCTACCCGTGACCCCCGCCGAAAAGGCCCTCCGCGACCGCATCCGCCGACGCTCCGCCGCCATTTCGCCCGAGATCGCCCGTCGCCAGCTCGCGGCCTACGACCTGATCGCCAGCCTGCTCACCGACAGCGAACTTGCCCAAGCCATCGGCACCGGCACGCTGGACGCCGTGCTCCTGCGGCTGCTATCGGACGCGGACCTGGACCCGGCGCTCAGCAACCTCCGCGCCCTACTCGACAGCCTGGTGATCGACGCCGGAATCCTGGCCGCCGGCGACCTGCCCAGGGCGTTCCGGTCCGGGAACTTCGACATCCTGAGTCCCCGCGTACTGGACGCAGCCCGCCGGCTCGACACCCGGGTCATCGAGGGGCTCAAGGCCGAGATCCGGGAGACTGTGCGCCAGCGGGCCATCGCCGGGATCGAGCTTGGGCAGAACCCGAGGGCCACGGCCCGGGCCATGCGCGAGGTGCTTGGGCTCGCGCCGAATCAGGAGGAGGCCATCCGCAACTTCGAACGGATGCTTCGGGCCGGGGACCGGGAGGCGCTCTCCCGGGCGCTCCGGGACAAGCGTTTCGACGCCACGCTGGCGAAGGCACTCGGCAAGGGCGGGACCGGCCTCACCGACGCCCAGATCCGCACCATGACCGACGCATACCGGCGCCGCATGGTCGCGTTCAACGCCGAGACGCATGCCCGGAGTATCGCCCTGGACATCAACCGGTTGGCCCAGCGGCTGTCCTGGGAAGACGCGATCGCCGCCGGCGTCGTGGATCGGGAGCGGCTCATGCGGAAGTGGATCACCGTCGGCGATGACCGGGTCAGGCCCGAGCACGTGAAGATGAACGGCGAGGAAACCTACTGGGATGAGCCCTATTCGGACGGTAGCATGATCCCGGGGGATTCGGACTTCAATTGTCGCTGCCTTGAGCGTGTCTTCCTCGCCCCCGTCGTTCGACTGGTGGCCTGAACCCATGCCCCAAGATCCCGTACACGCCCCGCGAAAGACCACTACCCCTTGCTTTGCAGAACATAGGACTGCATAATTCGCATGGAGGCAACCGAAACAGTCCGGTTGCATTCCGATGTCACCACACGACGGAGGGCCACATGCGAGTCCGATTCCACCTGCAAGGCACGTCCCCGCTGCTCATGCACAATCCCCAGATGGTCGATCCGATGTTCGAGATCAACCGCGAGATCAAGGCGCTGACGGGCAAGCGGAAGAAAACCGACGACGATTTCCGCCAGATCGAGAAGCTGGAATGGTACGGTGGGCTCTACCTGGACGAGAACGGCGACGGGAAGTCGCACCTCGTACAGCCCACATCCAAACCCCGGAAGGCCATCGTGGAGGCCGGGAAGACGTGCAAGCTCGGCAAATCGGTGGAGCGGTCCCTCACGTTCGAGCGGATCTCCGTGCCGCTCCAGTACGATGGTCCGGAGGACGTGGACGCGCTGTGGGGTGCGGGCACGCGCTACGCCTCCCGTCTCTCGGTGGGCATCGGCAACAAGCGGGTCATGCGGGTACGCCCCAAGTTCTTCCCGTGGGCCATGGCCGCCGACGCGCTGTTCCTTGAGGACGTGCTGAACTTCGAGGAACTGGTACGCCTGGCCGAACTGGCGGGGCGCGGGATCGGGATCGGCGACAACCGCGTCAACGGGTACGGGCGCTTCGAGATCAAGGTGGAGGTGCTCGGTGACTAAGTTCGAGCCATCGCGCGAGGACGGCCGCAGCGATGTGGACGTGGTGATGGGCCTCATGGCCGATGCCGAGCCGGGGACGATCTTCAGCTACGGCGACCTCATCGAAGCCCTGTCGGAAGGGACCGAGCGGGAGATCGACACGCGCGTGGTCGGCCGTGCGGTACGCGCGGCACGCAACAAGATGCTGGACCTGTATCAGCGGACGGCGGCCTGCGTCCCGAACGTGGGGTACCGGCTGGCCCGCGCGAGTGAACACAAGAGTATCGCCCTTGTCCATCGAAAGAAGTCGGAGCGGCAGATGCGGTGGGCGGTGGACACGCTCAACAACGTGCGGTGGGACGAGATGGACGATAACAATCGCATGGCCCACGAGGCGCAGTTGACGATCATGGCCGGGATGTATCAGGCGCTCCAAGCCGTCCGCAAGACCCAGGATCGGCACGAGC